ATCGCTAACCAGATGGGGCACATAAATGCGCAGATGGTGTATGAAATCTATGCTACATGGATAGAAGAGATGAACACGAAGCTGACGCTTTGAAATCGTTTTCCTCACCCTGTGCCCCATTTGAGATCTGAGTAACGAATAGATGCAAGAAAATCAAGAGATTAACAAGAAAGAACAGTACAACCTGAATAAGCTACGCTGATTTTGTCAACTCATTGATATAATTTACTTTACCTTTAAATTCAATTAGTTATAGCATAATGACTTCTCCCTAAAACTACCCAGAACTACATTTTTAATGCCCTTTTTTTGCCCCTATTTCGCATTTTTGCCCCTAAATTTGCCCCCTACACTAGCCAGCGCGCCACCCTTCTTCTCCCTACCCTATAATCTTAGTGTGACATCTGGTTAGAGGTTTCTATGTGTGGACGTTTTGCACAAACTCAAACGCGTGAAGAATATCTGGCTTACCTGGCCGATGAAGCCGATCGCGACATCGCATACGACCCTGAGCCTATTGGACGTTATAACGTGGCGCCAGGTACAAAGTTCTGTTGTTGAGCGAACATGACGAGCAGCTGCATCTCGATCCGGTCCTGTGGTCTTACGCGCCCGGGTGGTGGGATAAAGCACCATTGATAAACGCGCGTGTCGAGACAGCGGCCACCAGCAGAATGTTCAAACCTCTCTGGCAGCATGGCCGGGCAATCTGCTTCGCCGATGGATGGTTCGAATGGAAAAAGGAAGGCGACAAGAAACAGCCCTACTTCATTCACCGGGCAGATGGCCAGCCCATTTTCATGGCGGCGATCGGCAGTACGCCATTCGAGCGCGGCGATGAAGCGGAAGGATTTCTGATAGTGACGTCTGCAGCTGACAAAGGCCTGGTCGATATTCACGACCGCCGGCCACTGGTTCTGTCGCCCGAAGCAGCACGCGAATGGATGCGCCAGGATATAGGCGGGAAAGAAGCGGAAGAGATAGTAGCCGACGGAGCTGTGCCTGCGGACAAGTTTATCTGGCACACGGTTACCCGTGCTGTAGGGAATGTGAAGAATCAGGGGCCAGAGTTAATCGAGTCAATCCGATGATGCTTATAAATATAAGGCTAGAACGTCTGGTTTGTGCCAAGAACGGAAATGGCCTATTTTGATCGCACAATGTAGGTCCGATTTTTGATGAGCCACTTATTTACCTTAAGGTTAGTATCGACTCCTTACCTGGTGGCTTTCATCTGCACGTTACCTCTCAAGCTGTTTGCTATCGAAATCAAGTAACATTTAAGGCTTCAGAGCCAATAAAATATATATTGACTAAACTTAGTAAGTTTATTACGCTTCGCAAATTGGTAAAATAATTATTAACTAGGTGATAAGTTTGGAAAACAAAAAATTTTGTGCCTATTGTAAAAGCACATCTAACTTAACTAGAGAACACATATTCCCTTCAGCAATAATAAAAAGTTTTGACATTGATCTTTTAACTATAACTGATAAAAGTGATTACCATTTCAAAAGTGATCCTGTTATTGGGGATGTATGCTCTGAATGTAATAATGGAGTACTCTCTCAACTAGATGCACATTTCGTAGCTTCCTTTAAAAAACAAATGCTCACACCATTAAAACCAGGAGATGAAATAACATTTGAATATGAATATGATTATTTATTACGTGAACTTCTAAAGGTATCATATAATTCAGCAAGAGCATCAAATGGCGGTTACAATGCTAGAACCACTCTAGAAAAATATATACCATATATACTTAATGGCAATAAAAAAATTGATGGCATCATCCTTTCCCTTTTAATAGTAACGTCTGCAAACAGGATCATTTTGGAAACAGGTGAATCTGTAGCGCCGCTAGAACCATATCTATTAAGGAGCACATCAATTGGTGGTTTAAATCTCAACACTAATAATTATATTGTTAGAATGGTTGCATTTAATAGTTTCTGGTTCTTTTTGTTAATTCCGAAAAGACCAGTCACATCCAAAATAAAAAATGAATTCTGGAAGGAATTTAAAAGCAAAACCCATCTACATGGGGTTTTATTAAAAAAAGGAAATAAATCAATTAAGATTACGAAAGATAAAACAACATACTTACACCCTGACTTAATAGAAAAGATGATGCGAAAAAGTAAGTAGAATAAATTATCTAGTTGATACTACCAAAATCAACTCATAGTAATTAGGTTAAATGACACAGTGGAGCAATTTAACTCGAGATGAAACTTAATAGTGTTAATGCTCGGTGCGTTCCTTACCGTAACTGAGATCTATTAATTGATTCATTTTGTCATTTGATATGTCCACTTTTGGCATTAAGCGGACCAATACATCAAGAAAATCATCGGACCTTTAGCAGGTCCGAAAATCTTGTCGTATACCGTGGCGAAAGCATTTCACGCTTCATCTGCCACTGCTGCTGAATGCCTTGTCCTGCAAAATAGAGCGTTCCTTTCCCATCTTTTGCGTTCAAGTGATCGAGCACCTCCATCAATTTTTCGCTCCCGGCACGCGGTGCGTTCTCGTCGAACAGGTTGAGCTGGGCCACGCCTTGGCTGAAAAATTCACCCAGCATAATGCCAGCTTTCTGGTACCGGTGACCATCCTTCCAGATTTTGTCCAAGCACTTTACCGCGGCGTTGATAATGTCACGGGAATCCTGAGTGGGGGTGAGAAGCTTCATGGACGCACTATTACCGTAATACGGCTCGTTAAGCGCAAAGGGAGAGGTTTTCACGAAGGCAGAGATAAACCGGCAATACTGGTGCTCACCACGAAGCTTTTCAGCACCACGGGCCGCATAGCTGCAAATAGCCTGGCGCATCTGCTCATAGTCCGTGACGCGTTCGCCGAATGACCGACTACAGACGATTTCCTGCTTTGCTGGCGCAAACTCCTCCAGATCAAGACAAGGCTCGCCGCGTAACTCCCGGACCGTTCGCTCAAGTACCACGTTAAAGTGTTTACGGATAATCCATGTGCTTTGTTCTGCGAGGTCAAGAGCCGATTTGATGCCCATGGCGTCCAACTTCTTACTAATGCGCCTGCCGACGCCCCAGACATCCTCCACAGGCACGATAGCCAATAGCCGACGCTGGCGATCGATATTGGACAAATCAACAACTCCGCCTGTCTGCCTCTGCCATTTCTTGGCGGCGTGGTTGGCCAGCTTAGCGAGGGTTTTCGTTTGCGCGATGCCAACCCCGACAGTAAGGTGCGTACGCTTCAGAACCGTAGCGCGGATCTCTTTGCCGAACTCCGTCAGGTCCCGGCAGTTGCGAACACCAGTCAGGTCGCAAAAAGCTTCGTCAATGCTGTAAATTTCGACGCGAGGGCTCATTTCCTCCAGCGTCGTCATTACCCGGTTCGACATATCAGCATACAGCTCATAGTTGCTGCTGAAGCAAACAACGCCAGCGCGCCGGAAAAGCTCCTTTTGCTTGAAGAAAGGCTCGCCCATAGCTATCCCTGCGGCTTTTGCCTCAGCGCTGCGCGCGATCACGCAGCCATCGTTATTTGAAAGAACAACCACCGGCCGTCCTCTCAAATCGGGCCTGAACACTGTCTCGCATGATGCGTAGAATGAATTCACATCACAGAGCGCAAACATATCAGCTGGCCGATTTAACAATGAAAGTAACTACGCCGAAAACATCCAGCGTATCTTCGCTGCCTACCACAATCGGGCTGTAAGCACCGTTCATCGGATTGAGCTGAACAGTTGGACGCAGTTGAAGACGTTTAACAGTAAATTCCCCATCCACAGCCGCAATGACAATATCTCCGTGTTCAGCAGTCCGTGAGCTATCAACCACCAGCAGATCACCGTCGCTGATCCCCGCTTCTATCATCGAATCCCCTGCGGCTTTAACGAAATAAGTTGAGCTGGGATGGGAAACAAGCAACTCATTAAGATCAATACGCTGCTCTACATAATCAGCTGCGGGGCTGGGAAAACCACATTGCACCAAATCGCTGTATAGTGGGATTGCGATAATTTCTCGCAGTTCAGTAGGCCTGATAAATTCCATTACGCATACCTCAAATACTGTTTTTATATACAGTAGTTTCGTTTCTGTCAGCGCGCAATACACCTTAGTCGTAGCGACTGTTTAAAGCTTCACCGCTTCATTTCTAAGTTTCTATCAGGCTTCGAATTATTATTTTTGTAAATTTTCCGTCTGAAATGCCAGATGCACAAATTTAAGCCGGTTTGGATGCAGGGAATTTTTTATAAAGCGTACAGACAGCAACATCATAGATAATTGCCACCTGCTTTCTGTCCACGCCGTTTGAAATCAACCTGCCAGCCTGCGCCCATTGCTCTGGGGTTAACTTCGGACGCCTGCCACCTATGCGTCCCTTCTCCCGGGCTGCCGCCAATCCTGCCCGGGTGCGTTCCACGATTAACTCCCTCTCCATTTCGGCCAGGGCCGACATGATGTGGAATATGAAACGCCCCATTGGGCTGGAAGTGTCGATGCTGTCCGTAAGGCTTTTGAAGTGGATGCCGCGCTGCCGGAGTTCGTCGACCAGCAGTACCAGGTTCCGCATGCTTCGCCCGAGGCGATCCAGCTTCCACACTACCAGCGTATCGCCCTCATTCAGCGTTCGCAGAAGCTTTTTAAGCGCTGGCCGGTTCGCTACCGTCCCGCTCATTTTTTCCTCAAAAACCTGTTCACATCCTGCTCGTTCGAGAGCTTGTCGCTGAAGATCAGTGTTTTGGTCATTTGTTGACACCCTAACGTAGCCAATTTGCATATTTTTCACCCAATATTTTCTGCAAAAAAATCAGGTGCAGTTATCGGCATGGATGCCGCAGGGCAATCTATAAAACGTCGGTTTAGGAACATCAGCCATACTCAATGCGCGGTCCAACGAGACTTACCCTGCTGATGGTGTGCTAACTGTAGGGCAGTTTGGGATAGGCGCGGATTGGTTGCCCCTGACTACTGATTTTAAGACCATTGAAAAAGGTGGCATTTACGCTGGCGGTGGCGCTACGGGAGTTAATTTCTTTAACTCGTACGCGCCTGTTCTCGTCATGTGTAGATATGCCACCTCCGCAATGCAAGCTCTTCAGGCTGATAACACTACCCTTGCATTCAACGTGAAGGATGCAAATGGCTGGAGGGGTTGGGTTAAGCTTTATAGCGAATACAACACGACCCGCGCCAGCGACGGTACATTGAAAGCTGCATCGCCAGTGGTGGCAATATTTTCCGATGGCTCATACCGGACGAATGACGAATCGGAGGGCTGCACTGTAACCCGTCTGGTCACAGGCCAATATCTGGTGGAAGGGTGTCAGGGGCTGAACTCAGACGCAGCATGGGGCGGCATCGATGGAGGTTTTGACATCCCTACCGATCGCAACAAGCAACCGCTTATCTGGCTGGATTATGAGGTTAACGCCGATGGTTCGGTACTGGTAAAAACCTATCATCGTACTCACCCTGATGCGCCTGCATTCGCCAGAAACGAACTGGAAGGCGTGGGTGACGGTGATCCTGTCGACATTCCTAGCGACCAGTTCGTGTCCGTGCGCGTCGAAATGCCTGCCGATTCTTTATACAACCAAAAAATCAGAGCAGCAGAGCTGGCCATGACTGCTGATGCGGGTGAATAAAGGTCGGTTTGGGAAGTGCCGCAACAGCCGCACTAACCACATCATCAACTGATATGACTCTAGGTCGGGTTCTGAAAGTTGGTGACTTTGGATTAGGCAGAACAAATCTGAATGCGTCTGACGCCACTTTAAATGCAAATGACGTAACTTTCTCGTGTTTTAGTTCTGGCCCTGGTGCCAGCGGTTCTAATTATTATGACCCCTATTCCACCATGATAACTGGCGTACGTGCGGGGGGAGGTGATGGCACAGGTTATGTATCGCAAATACAGCTAACAGTTGATAATCGAATGGCATCACGTCGAAGATATCTTAATAACTGGTCACCGTGGGCCGTCTATTATTCCTCGGCGAACACCACTACGGCATCAGATGGCACGCTTAAGGCAGCTTCGCCGGTGGCCAGAATCGTGAAATCTCAGAACGAGAACCAGCGTACCGATGTTGACGAAGTAGGCTTCACCTGGTGCGGCTGCGGTACGGCGAACGCCGAGGCTGAAGGGATCAAAATCTCTCGGCTGGATGTTGGGGTATATATTCTTACCGGTTCGGATGGCCTAGCATCAGAAGGCTGGCAGCTGCTGCCGCCAATGGACCCTGGCGGCATGGGAGAGCTTGGGATTGTTGAAGCAGAGCAGGCAGAAAGCGGTGGGCTGACTATCCGCCTGTTTAAGCGAAAATACATGCTGAGCGATGAAGGGGAGATCGTCAAAACAAAAGGGGAACCGATGGACGTGCCGGTGAACAGCTGGATCGATGTTCGCTTGGATATGCCTGATGATTCTGCCTTTAATCAGATGATCAATCAGAAACTTCAGCTATAGCTGCACGCTGATTCCAGATACTGTTTTGCGGCATCTCTACACGGACACTGACAAACTGATCGGCCGGAATATCGGCCGGTTCGCCATCCACGAAACCTTCCCGTGAGTTCCTCGCAAATATCGGTGCTGACGGGTATTCCCGGTGGAATGTTTTCACGAGCACTGATCCGTCGGCATTAACCTCATAGTCAAGCCAGATTAGGGCCTGCCCATTACGATCTTTAGGGATATCGAAGCCACCATCAATCCCACCCCACGCCGCATCTGAATTCATACCCATGCAGCCCTCGATCAGATACTCTCCGGCTTTCATGCGAGTTACGGTACAGCCCTCTGATTCGTTATTAGTTTCAAACGAACCGTCTGCATACAGTTTAACTACTGGGGAAGCTGCTTTTAACGTGCCGTCACTAGCTCTGGTAGTGTTACCAGTGTCATAAACTCGTAACCATGGAAGGAATGAGGCGCTTTCTCTTGCCCTCCACCACATACCCTGGTTTCCTCGTCCCCCAAGCTGAAAGCAGTAGGATGAATCGGAACTATGAGCACAGTTTATCCCCATAAACACAGCAGTAGCTGAGGGACCGTCATAAGGGCTACTTAAAAATCGGCCATCGATAGCTATATCCCAGCCAGCACTACTATTACCCGGCCCGCCCAATCCAAAATCTCCCCGGGATAACATCTGTCCTGTCGAGCTGTAAGCATCCCGTGTCGCGCTACTTCCTAAACCGACGTTTTATAGATTGCCCTGCGGCATCCATGCCGATAACTGCACCTGATTTTTTTGCAGAAAATATTGGGTGAAAAATATGCAAATTGGCTA